ATGCGTTACCGTTTCGACGGCAAGGAAAAGACACTGGTCATCGGACCGTACCCGCAAATCTCTCTTACCGAAGCCAGGGCAAAACAATCTGACGCGAAAATGAAGCTGCTTGCTGGCGTGGACCCATCAGAACAGAAACAGGCTATAAAGAAGAAGGAAAAGGAAGAAGTAGCTGATTCGTTCGGTGATATCTTCAGGGAGTGGCATGCTCATAAATCGAAGGTATGGTCGAAAGGATATGCTGACGAAATGATGAACATGTTCACTGGCGATATATTGCCACTCATCGGACATCTGAGAATGGAAGAGGTGGAGCCGATGATGCTACTGAAGGTGATCAGGCTATTTGAGGACAGAGGGGCGATGGAACGTGCTGATAAGGCTCGTCGCAGGTGTGGCGAGGTTTTCAGCTACGCAATAGTAACCGGAAGAGCTAAATATAATCCGGCTCCAGACCTTGTTGGGGCAATGAAGGGTTACAGAAAAAACAACTACCCTTTCCTACCTATGCATCGCATTCACGAATTCCAGAGGGCGCTGAATGGGTATGGAGGCTGGGTTATAGGTAAGATTGCTGCTCAAGTTCTTCACTATACAGCAATGCGAACAGTGGAGTTACGTTCGTTGGTATGGTCAGGAATTGACTTTGAAAACAGGCTGATCACCGTTGACCCTGAAGTCATGAAAGGAAGAAAACTGCATGTCGTTCCAATGTCAGAGCAAGTTACAGCGCTTTTCAAATTCCTGCAACAAATCACCGGACAGTACGAACTTTGCTTCCCGGGAAGGAATGACAGGAAGAAGCCAATCAGCGAAAATGCCGTCCTTGGTGTAATCCGCGGCATAGGATATGAAGGGCAGACATGCGGACACGGTTTCAGACATCAATTCAGCACGGTACTCAACGAGAAGCACTGGAACAGCGACGCAATAGAGATGCAGCTGGCACACGTAAGCGGCGGGACGCGCTCAGTTTACAACCATGCTGCATATCTGGCTACCCGCAGAGAAATGATGCAATTTTGGGCGGACTGGCTTGATGAGAAGGTGTCGTAGGGAAGCAACACAAAGCCTTGCAATCCGATACAAAGCTTTGTGTGCCTCAATTATGTCTAACTTTACTTTGTTAAATATTGTCCAGAGAAATATACAGTTCCGCCAGTTGGTATCGAGGCGAACCCAGCTACGTTTAATTGACCGTTAGTTTCAATATAACACTCAACTGGGATCATAGAGCTTGTCGCGCTAACACCCCATGCCGGGACAGGCACTCGCTTCAAAGGCCTGCACGCAGCGATAGTGTTATACGCAACCGCAGCTGTTCCGCGAGTCAGTGAACCTGTGATCTGCACAGTCTTGCCGGTTAGCATCATGTCAAAATCACCAGTATCAGCCCACCCATTTACAGGATTACCGTCTTTTACGCCTGGATATCCTGAAACAAGAACCGTTCCGTTAACATAACCACGGACAAGAGAGGCATCAAAACCAATACCACCGAGGTAATCAACTCCAGCCTTCCCATTCTCATTAGCAAAGAGCACGCCGTGACTTAAACTGTTGCCTCCCAACGCATAGCCACTCTCAGTATTCCCCTTTGCGGATCCGGTTCCAATATTGATTTCTGCAGAGTCCGGGTGAACACGAATGCCGCCAGATGCATTGCTAATTCTGTGCTCACCAATAGTCCAACCAACACATTTATTATCAATGGTTAATGAATAATAGTTCCCATAGACATTGAATGCAGAGTATCTACCAATGCTGACGTTTGTTATGAAACCGGTATTGGCATCAGATGGTATAAATCCCCATGACGCGTTCTGCACAATTAACTCACCAATGCCAATTCTGTCGATTGTTACATCATCGTGGGCGTCGTAAATACCACCCATGGTGACGTCAGGCCAGCCAGCGTTGTCATAAAGACCAACTGCAATTCTTTCCATATAGTTACTGGCGCATGCGCCACCAGAATCTGATTTGAAGATAAATGCATCACCATATTGGCCGTAGCAATGAGCAATGCCGCCCTGCAAATTTTGACACTTAATCGTTAGACCATGAAAACCACCAATGCACTCAACGTAACCCAAGGTTACACCGGATAATTGCTCAAGAAGAATGCTGTGCGTTCCTGGCTTACTGGCAACGTTAACTGAACTCAGCGTCTTGACATTGTCAATTTCTATATTGGCGTTGGAACCAACACCATAGTGCACAAGAGCGTCCTCGTAAGTTTCCGTTGTATACACATTCTGAGACACATAAGCACCAACATCGATCCCAAGGTTGAAGGTTTTAAACCCTCTCGCTTGATTCTTTACCGCCCCTTGAATAACTGTCCCAGTTCCATCGATAAATCTGGTTTTATCATCAGATAACTGAGGCATCCCAGTGCCAACAATAGAGATATTTTCAACTGTGTTCCTGCCAGTTCCGTACAGGCCGGTAATGTTGTATGTTTTTTTACCAAGCCAAAACACAGTACCGGCTTCAGCCTCAGAAAGTGCTGCTTTCAAATCACCGTTATATGGCTCGTTGTCGACGACGACAAATTTAGCCGGAAGGTTATAATGCTCGGCCAGTCCACCAACCAAAAGATAACCGTCTGGTTGGCTCAGCCTGTATTCAAGCTGATCTGGGTCATACTTCAATACGTTAGCAATATAGTCAACCTGACAACCATAGGCATCATAGATAGCCATGCTATGACCCTTAACGGTGACAACTTTCACCAGTTGGCCGTTGTATACGATTTTACCGGCTGCGTTGATAATTAGCGGCTGAGTAATCTGGACGTGAGAGCCATCCTCATTTTCAATGTATACGGGTATCTGATTGGCAGGATTAACCGGATCTGTATCAATCTGACCAATGTAAATTTTCCCATTCGCAACAGCTTTAAACGAACGGGATTCAGTAAAGATTGGGCGAGGGTTAGAAACAACTACGTTGGCAGTGATATCTGTCATTTAATTTGCTCCAGATACAAGGAATCGCCGCAGCGTGGCTACGGTGAATTTTGGGCATAAAAAAACCCAGCCGAAGCTGGGTCGTTGCGTTGGTTATCTGTCAGTAGTTATGTACTGAAGGAGGTAATTCTTTATTCTTAAGTCTCATCCATGCGGAAAGATTCGTTGGTCCGTCTGGCTCATTAATATCAACATCTCGTGTGTGGTTTATTAAAACGTCTCTCGCCATTCCGATAACATACGAGAACTCATGACCGTAGTCGTAGCATCTGCCGGAATAGTTCGATTGAATTTGTTTTAATGCCGGATACAGTTCGCGGAATAATGCCTGTGAGCGGTTGGCATAATCCCATAACCATACAAGGCTGTTTGCTTCTTTTGCAGAAAGCTCGTTGGTTTTCTTCTCTTGTTTGCCGATGAATTCGCCTTCAAGCACTACCCTGTGGATGTACTCTACGGCTTGCGGGATTTGTTCAATTGAAAGTTCATCAATGCTGTCAATACCAAAACGCTGATGAACCATATTGTATGCATCGTCATAGCGAAGTCCTTTCTTTCCTACCAGCATGTTTACTGCATCGCGTAGCGGTGTGCGTTCAGCTACTGAAGTTTTACCGCCAATAGCCCTCCTTTCTTGTGTGGTAGTAACCATTGCGTCATATGCACGGATAACCTTCAGCGCAAAGGCTGCGCTAATCCACATGGCGTAGGAGTAAACAAGCTCCTTGCACACGTAGGTTCCACCATATCTACCTTTCTTAGAAAGGACGGGATTCTTATTCTGCATATCCGCAGAATTAAAAATTTCATTAATCAATTCAATAGTTTCATTTCTACGCATGAAGAAAGCTGGCTGATGTTTTTCCTCCTTTCCAGACGCTACATGAAGGTCATTAAGCGAGTAACGCCCCTCTGAATCCATATGAATCTTGACGTCAGAAATGATGATGCTATTAGTGCAATTTACAGTTGACTTTGCTAAGCTTGACATATCAATAATACCTCGTAAGTTTTGTTGATACCGAAGCCCTGACTGTTACAGCAGTTGGGGCTTCAACGTTTTTCCACTTCATTTTGAATTTGCTTAAGTAGCATATTTGTCTCGTCAAGCCTCTTGTTAATACGGTCAAGGCTTTCTACTAAATCGTTATGTGCATGTGATACTTCGTAATTTGAGACTGATTTTTTTTCCTCTATCGTCTTTGTCAATCGTTCCCCTGATTGATACATATTGATTAACGATGTAAAAATCACGAGCAAGCAAACTACAATGATTGCGCCAGACAAAAATTGTAAAGAACGATCAAGCAATGACACCTTCATACCGTAATCCCCTCTCTCTTCAGGCTGTCCATCACTCGCTTGTAAATCTCAGAGTTAACAGATCGCCCGTTCTCTTCCGCCACCTTACGCACCAAATCCAATACTTCTTTAGGCCACCGCAAATTGAACTGCGGCATTTTGCTCATTCCTTTCATATTCACCTCACAATATAGGTCCACCGTGGACCTATTGAGAATATAGTAGAGTGCTTCTATCATGTCAATACACTAACTTGGGATGATGGCATGGCTAGAGACGATCCGCACTTTAACTTCCGTATGCCTTTGGAAGTAAGAGAAAAATTGAAATTAAGAGCCGAGGCTAACGGAAGGTCAATGAACTCTGAGTTATTACAAATCGTTCAGGATGCTCTCTCAAAGCCATCACCGATTGCAGGCTATCGCAACGAAGCTGAACGCTTGGCTGATGAACATTCGGATATCGTAAAAAATATGGTATTCGAAACTTTAAAAAAACTTTATGGAAAAGAAAAGAATGAGTAATAAAGAGCTTGTTAAAAAATCAAATAACTGTGTCGATGCATATGCTGACTCATTTGGATACTCTTCATTTGGTGACGGTTCCCAGCGATTAGGTTCAATTTCTTTTTTTCATAATGTAACTGAATGGCCTGTTGATGAAAGCGGTGATGTTGAAAACATAAAGTACAATATTGCCACCATTAGAATGCCTGAAGAATTGATGCTTAAATTGGCGGACTTCATTCGCGACCAACATTATAAGGCTAAAACAAACGAGTCGTAATCAATGATGAAACACGATTATTACGAAGCTCCAAATCTAACTGAAAAGCTTGAACAAGCGGAAAAATCATCATCTTTGTACACAAATCCAATTTCTCAGTCATCAGGAATGTCTGGCATGAATATGGGCATGCTACAATCAAGTGGTGGTGGAGCTGGGAGTAACAACATGCTTGAGGCTAGGGTTGCACGGTTAGAGGCAGATGTTGAAAACATTAAGACCAATCTATCTGAGGCAAGGTCTGACATCTCTCGTTTGCGTGATATCTCAGCTGATACATCCAGAGATGTTGCGGTGGTCCTGCAAAAAATAGTAGATGTAGACGAAAAATTATCAAAAAAACCGAGTAAGAGCGAAGTCCAGACATTGATCTCTACTGCAGTAAACAAGCAAATACTATGGACCATAGGGACTGGATTTGCTCTTTTAGGGATAGCTAAATATATATTTTAGCTCACCTCATCAGCTATCTTCTTGTTCCATTCACTCAGCGCCACTGCTAGGAAAACTAAGGAGGTTGGTGTGAAGAAAAAATTTTTAAACGTTGCAAAGTGCGCAATTTTTATATTTTTTATGACCTTTTACGGATTTAGTGCCGGAGAAGGTTTCGATCGTGATGCCAATGCATTCAGTTTCTTTTGTCTGTCTATAGTGGTCATAATTGTATGGGTGGAATTAAAGCAAACATTGTTTCATGTGCTAGGGAAATAACCATCCATGGCATTTAGTCACTGCTGTGTTGCCTCAGTGGCAAGCAGCGGTCTGATGGCATTTGCAGCGTTACTTAATGCTCTTTCATAGGCTGGCGTTCCTGCTTTGGTGTTTGCCAGACGTAAGAGCGCATTCCTGGCCATAGGGCTTTCATAAACCCTCGACATAAGGCCAATCCCTGTTTCCCCAGCCAATAGCGCGCCTCCGGTTTTTAGGTTACCAATAACCCTTACCAAAGGCGCGAGTGTCATGCCAGTCTTCGTCACAACATTAGCCTCAGATGCTCTTTTGGTAGCATCGAGAATAGATAACATCCCCTCTATCTCTTTTCCGTTCTTCCCACCAAATACAGTTTTAAACACCTGACCATTTGCTTGTTTTTGCAGCTTGCCAAGCTCGGTCATCATTTTCTGAGGGCTGTCACCTACCTTGTCAGCTATTTTGCTGATATATGCCGCCCTTAGCATGTCTTTACCTTTTTGATCGAGTTTCCCGTACAATCGAGCTATATCTGACCCATATTGTCCATACACAATGGTATTTACAGCCTCGGGAGTTAAATCTCCTTTGTTTAGAACGTTTTTAAGGCGCGTTTGAGTTGCATGTGTTGCCATTTTTGCATAATCAGCTTTTCCCGCTCTCCATGCTGAAGCATCTTTTGGGCTAAGTCCTTTCGCTATAGATTTACTAAGGCTATTGGTTAGCGAGTTGTAGACCCTGTTGATCATTGTTTGCGACATTGATGGCAGAACTGTACGATCGCCTTTTACGTCAATGCGGAACTGAGTTCTCAGCTTATCAAGTAACTCAAAGGCATCATCTCCATTTGTTATCTCCTGAATGGCATTCTTATAATCATTAAGCGCAGAAATGGTCTGGGTGTCAGAAACACCTTTAAGTTTCCCAAGTTCGTTTACTGCTCCGTCGATGGCTCTTATGGCGCCACTTGTATCAACTGGCTTTCCAACCATTCTTCCTGACAGGTTGTTTAGTTTTGACTTGGCTAACGATTTTTCCCTTGCAACGCCTGACTTTAGACTATCAACGACTACAGATGGATCGTAGTCGCCGTATTTTTCGGTGAAGCGATTAACAAGCTTGGTTCTGGCATCCTGCTGTGCGGCTCTCATTGGTCCAGTACCAGCTATGACTCCTTCTGAGTAACCCTGCAGTTGATTGCCAAGTTTTGTTTTTGGAGGAACTACATCCGATGTCATAACTGGTACATCTGCCGCAGCGGCACGCTTGAGCAATTGCTGATCTGCTGGTGATATTTCGCCACGAACAGCAGTAATTCCACGCCCTATTCCCTTTGCTGCTGCGGAAAGAACACCCTGAGCGGCAAGGTTAACTCCGGCATTTTTAGCTGCATTTTGTGCGAAATCGCCTTTCTGATTTGCGGCCTCTGCCAGTGATCCAATAGCCATGCTTCCTGCCGTTCCAACTCCTGGAACTAAATACCCGCCAATTGTTTCTCCAGCTTGCGCATAAGGGTCTGTCGGTCGATCGACTGGACGATAGACATCATCCAATACTTTTGGCCCACCAAGCCCCTGACTGATTGCATTAATCAGACTTGCGCCACCCTGCAATACGTCAAATGGTATGTTTACCAGACCACGACCAGCCTGTTCTGCAATTTGCCCTGCACTTTGACCACCAGTGAGCCAATCGCCAGCTTGTTGCATCAATGATGGCTCTTCTTTCTGCTGCTGAGGCGGAGGGTATGCTGCATAAAACTGATCTCTTGCTTCAGCCCATTTGTCACCAGCCTTAGGGGCAACAACCTCATCAAAATATTGCGCTTGAGCCTGTGCTTTCTGTTCTTCAGTTAACGCCTGATACTGTGGAGAGGCGATAACATCTTTCCATGCTTTAGCCATTAATCACCCCATAGTGAAGAAAAGTTACTGCTGGCTGCTGGCTGTGATACCTGTGTAGGTTGAGATTGCTGCCGCTGAGATTTACCAACATTAACGTTATATTGTTGGTTGTAATTGTCGGTATATTGCTGAATGTCGCGCATTGATTGTTGCAGTGCTTCAGGGCTTGAGAAATCAACCTGTGGCATACCTTGAAAATACATCTTTGCTTCTGCAACGGTGTTGATACCTGATGCCCCCATGTCTCTGGCTGCTGCAATGCCCTGATTCTGCATCTTTCCTTGGATTCGCTGTGCAGCGTTGTATAGTTTCCTCTGATCACCACCAGATGCACGGCTACGAATATCTGCACCAAGAGCAGGAGAACCTGAAGAGCCTGTAATGCCAGTCATGAAGCCAAGATCGTCAATTGATGCACCAGAAATTGCATCAAGATCTTTCTTCATTGCGTAATTCTGCGCGCTTGCTGCCGATGTAGCCGGAGCGGCAATAGAGCCAGCAGGAACGCGAACCATATTCCCCTCGTTGTCGATACCTTCGTAGAACGCATTAGCCCCAGCGCCGTGAAGCTTCCCGCCTACCGTTACAGTTCTTCCGTCTGCTAGTTGAACTGTGCGCTCATTATTACCAACAGCCCCTTTCATTGATGCTCTCTGCATCGCTAAATCCTGACCTCTCCGAGCAGTAGCAGCAGATAAATCCTGACCGCGCATCGTGATATCCTGACCACGAGAGGTTAACTGATTTCTTTCTCCTTCAAGTCGACGCCCCTCCATTCGATCTTTGATATCGAAGTACTTCTCATGGCCGAGAGAAAACAGTGCCAGATTACCTGCGAAGTGCTGGAAGCCCTGCGGGTCATTAACCTGCATTTCCGCAATAGTTTCTGGAGGGATACCTAAACGACGCATCTCCTTTTCGCTATCCATCATAAACCTGCCAAATGCACCCGGACCAAGCGACGAAGCGACCTGAGCCTTAAGCGCCAGATTGCCAAAATCATCCCGCTGGGCGTCATCGACATACCCCATCCCTTTACGGACTTCCTCAAACTCTTCAGGGAATGCTGTAATAAGATTACGCATCTGCTCCCTGTCGCCGGACGCATAAGCATCTGCATAACCTTTCTGGAATGCCGCTTTACGCTCCTGCTTTTGCTGCTGCTTATAAATATCAGCAACTCCAGCCAGACCACGTAACGCGGTCAGACCAACGTTATTTGCACCTGAGCGAGCCAGTTCATTGTTTTCGCGGATCAGACCAAGCGTTGCGTTAATGTCGCTTGCCTTTGGCGCATTCTCATTTTGCGTACCGATGCCAGCCAGAAAACCACCAGAATTAATACCCTGTTGCCACGTAGCCATTGATTACCCCTTAAAACAACGAGCCAAGCAGACCAAGACCAGCACCGATACCAGCACCCCACGGAGTTGATAGCTCGAGAGCACTGGCTATGCCACCACCCAAAAGCGCACCGGATGCAGCACCACTAACACCCTGCTGCAATGCTGACGGTCGGTTGGCGTTTGCCGCCGCCAGCGCAGCGCTTTGCTGTGAAATCTGGCTCATGTTGTTGGCATATGTTTGCCCGGCGTTTGCCTGCCCCTGAAGAGCGCCAAGACCGATATTTGCCAGGTTGTTGTAATTGTTCATTTGTCCAGATAGCCATTGCTGACCAAGCGTTGGTGCGATTGTTGCTAACTGATTACTGGTTGCGGTGGAACCCAATCCACCTGTTGCTTCCGCTGCCGCCAGACTCTGATAGCGAGCCTGACCTGCAAGGTCTTTATACTGCTGAGAGTTGTAATACTGGTTAAGTGCCTGACCTTGCCCCTCCAGAGACGATAAGTTCTCGAGGCTGCCGACATACTTCTCAGCCAGAGGAGTAAACGGCTTCAGGTTATTCATGATGGTGTTGAACTGCTGATTTTGCAGGTCTGCGGCATACTTCTGAGCTTCTGCTGCATACTTTGCGCTTTTATCAGAACTGCCACCTTTCCCGCCTTTTTCAGGGCAATAAGGTTCCTCGCCGCGCAGTTTTCTGCCCAGCTTAAATGCATATAACATGGCTATCTCCCGTGATTCAGGAAGTCGATTAGTTCTTCGCGTGTGGCGCTGTAAAACGTCACGTCATCCACGCCTTTGAAGTATTTCTTGATGGTTCCTACACGCTTAAGGCCAATCATTGCGCAGTACATCTGACCGTGGCGAAATTTGCGTGCAGCAAATGATGTAACGCACTGAACGGTGGTGTTGGCGAGAATGTATCGCCAGAACGTCAGCCCGATTTCCTTACTGAATCCTCTAATCTCAGGCAGATACATGGCGTGGCAGTCAAAGGTCAGCGGCTGAATCTCGTTGTAATACACGATGCCACCGAACTGACCATGTACGTTCACTTCGAAATAGCGGCACTCAGGCTTGTAGTCGTATCCGTCACCGTTGTTACTCCCGGCGATGATGTCGGGATGGTTGCCGACCGTTTCTATCAGGTCGATGTTTCTGGTGGGAGTGAATGTAATCATTAATCAATCAACCCATGTGCACGCAAGGCGTCTTCCAAAGCCTTAGTGCGCCGGCGCTCAGTAATTAGAGCATTGGCTATAGCCTGGATTTCAGATTGCGTGTAAGTATCGCTAACGGCGAATGTCAGGTCAGCATCGAATACGCCTTTATTCGCCGTACCTGTTGCCGCGGTCCATCCAGTCTGGCGAGCGCCAACAACTTTTGTACCGTTAACAGAATAACTTCCTGATACGCTAAGGGATGAGGTAAGAGTTTGAGTTCCTGTTCTGCTGAGTGAAACATAATCAACGATTATCTCTGATACCTTACCGTCGATATCCTGAACTTTTATTTTCAGACCATTAACATCATTCTCTATTTCAAGAAGCTTTACTTTTATTCCTGAAATATCCTCTTCTGTTTTTGCAATTCTTTTTTCGTGCTCATCAAGAATTACATCCTGCTCATCATTTCTGACCTGCGCATCATAAGCACCGCCTCCTGCCTGATTTGCCTTTTCTGCAATGGAGCCAACATCAGTACCCTGATTTATGACATACAGAAGGTAAGACTGACTGAATATGTTGCGAGGGAGAATAGATGCATCAATGCGTGCAGCCTGAACCACGACAGGCTTATTAAGTGACGGGTCTGCCATATGTTACTCCAGACGAATTTGACACCCGGATAGTGTTACAGGTGATTTGGTGATTACCCGCAGTTTGAATCCGATTAATCGACGAATACGACCTACACGCTTCCATAAAACTCTCTTGTCGTACACAAACGGCTCATTCTGCTCAATCATCTGTTCGCGACCGTAATTGATTCCGTCTGTGGTTGCAGACAGGAACAGGCGGTCAGCGTATTGAGCAACACCAGTGGATGATTCAACTTCGAGGTCGAAGCATCTGGCGTTATCTGCCTTGAAGAGGGGCGTAAACAACAGGTGTTCTTGCTGCTTGTCGTACTGACTACTAATGTCAAATTGCAATTTCCCAGTCACCGATTCCAGCTTATCGCCGCACGTTATCTGATTTCCTTCGTAAATGAAGTCGATAGCGCGGTACACATCGTCGTATAAACCTGTTTTCAGTACGCACCATTGCGGCCCGTTCTGGCTTGATGAGGCATCGTAAACCAGCACATGACGCGGGAGATGAATAATCAGAAGCTCATGAGAATCGAAGCGCAAAGTTTCCATTATACCCGTCGCCAGTTCTTCAGCTGTGTATGAGCGGATAATCTTCTCAATACTGGCGGTCGCAATTGGTGAAGCCTGCCCTGACCCGATGATGTAGACGGAAGGTGCGCCAGTAGCCGGATGACTGATGAATGCGTATGAGTCAGCGAATGGCGTTTTACAGTATGTTCCGGCAATGCCCTTCTGTACCATCAGCGATGGCTGTGCGACATACAACGCAGCGCCAGCGGTGGTTGCACCAGTCAGGGAAAAATATTCAATCGTCGATGAACCAAAGCAGACAATGAAGTCTCGCCATGTGCCGATACCGATGATGCCGTCCGGCTGCGATTCTGCGCGATATTGTGCGCTGTATCGGTCAGGATGCGATTCGTCTTCAAGGTCAGTGATAAACCATGAATCAGTGCCGTCTTTTGACCACGCATAACGCCCACGTAAGCGAGTAATGTCACGGACTGAACCTAACTCATACTGCGTGAATCCGCTGTCTGCAGGCCAGTTTGCCATCGTCTTAACGGCGCCATCGTATCGGTACTCGATGAGCTGACCGTTCACACCTACCGCCTGAGAAGTACGACCGTGAGCAAGAGATACGCGGCCTGCCCCGGCAACGTCTCCGACTACGGTTTCGCCTTTGTAGAGCTTCCCACCACAGACGCGATATACGGCGTTCTGAGCGGTATTGTATTCAACACCACGCGATACACCATTTACATCGTTTCGCTTCGCTATGCCTGGGAATGAGCGTAAATAACCCGATGAGTTGAGGGCTTCTTTCGGTGTGGCCAACATATTGATTGGTAGGTAATCAATGTAGTCGGCATTCTTGAAGTCTTTACCCATTCCCTTCATCATGGGGAGTTGTTGAATCGGCATTCTGCTCTCCGGGGAAATAATGCCATTCGTTCAGATTGGCGAAACTGTTTCCACTGCCAGTTGGCATACGTGACGGGTAAGTAGCTCTTTTTGCTCTGGCGATGGCGGTCTGCTTATAGAGAAGCTCCTTCCCATATTTAGCGGTTGCGATAATTTTGGCGGTAGCCTCAAGCGCATAATCCGGCGCAATTCTGCAGGCCAGATTGTGGAATACTGCGCTGACTGCACTGGAGCGAAGGCCGTGGTCGTCACCTTCAGCGGGAGGATTATCATCACCTGAGAATGCATAGCCGGTGATGATGCCCTTTCCGTCCTGATACCATTCGGCCATCATCGCTTCGAGGTCATCTACGGCATCCTGCATAGACTGTGGCTCAACATCAGTGAGAGTTGCATCTGATGCTACACCAAGCTTACGCAGCGCCGCCCTGACCAGATCGCCTTTAGTCTTTATCTGCATCGCTTTCCGCCTTAGGCTTTGGTCCTGGCTTTTTGCGTTCTTTGGTTGCCGGTTCTTTCGGTCGCAGGCTTAGCAGACGATTCAACACATCATCTGCCGTGTGGCCGTCCCATTCCTTGCCAAACTCAATTTCCGTGCCTTTAGGCAGATGTTCAATTTCACTCTCTGGGAGGTGGTATGTTACCGCGCCTTCTGGGGTGTCGATGCCAGCTAACACCCATCCATCCCATTGCTCGCCGTCATGATGCTGGAAGCTCCACCATGCGCTTTCGCGGAAGGCATTCATTAGTGTTGAAAACAGGCGCACTCGATGTGCATATAGTTCGTTAAAGGTGTGGTATCCATCAGATACTTCACCCATGTCTTTCTTGACCACGCCTGAATCGCCGATTGGCTCGTCATTAGTCTCCGGCACCTCATTTGGATGCTTAACCCAACCATCGGCAAGGTGATCTTCTACGTCGCCGTCATCGACAACTTTAGCCTGAACTTCCTTGCCCCATACCTTCGTTCCACGACCCTGCTTATATAGCATTACGCCCATATGTCACCTCAAATAAAAAAGGGGCCTAAGCCCCTGTTAGTTACGCAGTCTGACCAGGCAGGCCAACACCGATTGCTTCCGGTCGTGTCGCGTTTACGCCGTACCACAGCGCAATACGGCACAGGCCGGACAGGGTGGAAATATCACCCTGCGTAGCGAAGATACCGTTAAGGCCGACATCCGGGATGCTGAATGAGGTAGTTTTCATACCTGCAAACAGTTCGTGGTTAGCCGGAATGGGCTGAGACACAATACGGATGGCGTCATCAGCCCAGAACACGTTGGTGCGAGCATCCTTAACGTTCAGGATGTTCACCGCCATTGCATCAGCCAGCGAGGTGTTAACGTTGGCGTATGCCCGTTGCTCAGGAGAAAGAGAAACATCATCCAGTGCTACAGGCTTCGGCGTGATTTCAACGTGAGTACCATCAACAACGCGAACTACGGAGAAAGTCGCGTCCTGCGCCAGTACGTTCTTAGCCATCTGACCAAGGAACTTCACGCCAGTAAAAGAAATTTTGTCGCCGCGTTTCAGGCCGGTAGTTGCAGACAGGGTGACGGTAGCAAAACGGTTATCAACGTTAACTTTGTTGCCATCGTTATCCAGTTGCCATGCGACAGGCTTGAAGGACTGCGCACCGGATACAGTGATGCCAGTTGCGGTGGATTTGGTCAGCACAGGAAGTTTCGGAGAGCGCAGGACATCATCGAAGCCAGCAACCTGACGCTGGATAGTGCCATCGCGGTACGCTTCTTCAGGAATGCGCCCGAAGATATCGCGCTTAGTCAGGTCATAACCCGCCTTTTTGTAGTCCTGTGGGTTGAAGAAGTACGATGTCCCCATGTCGCGGTTAAGTTCGCGGGAGAACATCAGCTCTTCTGCATCGGCCACAAAGTTCCATGCGTCTGCGGTATTAGTGCCGATTGCATCCGGCGAAGTGATAACCAATGACCCCATCTCGGCGGCCATGTTTGCGACTTTCAGCTCAACGTTGTTAGCCAGTTTGCGAGCTGCGGACTGGATGCGGTGACGATACGCAGTCTCGTCTCGCAAGTCATCTGCGCGTAACTGGAAGAAGTCGTTATCCGGCTCTCCCATGTTTACCGCGACGTTAAGCTCCAGTAACCCTGTCGCTTTATCAGTTAAATCCCAACCCTCCTGAGTGGGGGACTCCTGCTCTACAGGCATCCAGATGGTATTGCTGGAGCGCTGCATAGAAGCTGCGGGCGGGGTGTATTTCTTGGCTTTCTGCGCCATTGGAGTGATTGCGGAGATGGTTTCAATAATCTCATCCACCGCCAGTGTAACAATTTGACCTTCGTTAAGACCTGCCATTATCGGATTCCTTTAAGTTTTGCCTTTAGCTTGCGGTAGGTTTCCACATCTCCCTTGCTCGCAGCAGCATCCATTTGTTTACGAATGGCATCTTTATTTGCTGCGCTGACATCACCGGTAATCGGCTGGTCAGCAGGGGGAGCGGAAGAGATTTGTTTACCGCGAGGCTTGAGAGTTAAGCGTTCGGATAGTCGAGTGAGTTCAATCAGCGCGGACTGCCCATCCATCGCCAGTAACTGGCGGGCTTTCTCCGGGTTTGCACCCAGGTGATACATGAGCGCGGCGGACTTCTCCGGGAACAGGCGCATAATGTCGGCCCCAACCGCAGGCGGAACCAGTTGCATAAATGCGTCTTCTTTCTCCTGATAGTCAGGGATATTGAGCTTTTCCGCCGCGTCATAGTGTTTGCGGGCAGCTTCGACGTATTGCGCTGATTGCTGGGTAAACTCCTGAGTCTTGCGGCCCTGTTCTGCTACGGCATTGCTGCGGGCGTCCTGCGCTTTCATTAGCCATTCGGTATTAGCAGCATTGAAAGCGGCAAGCGCACGGCTGTTGTCATAGTCATATTTGGCCAGGCCTTCTTCTGACAGATAGGCATTAATATCCGGCTGAGGTGGAAGGTCAGGGTTTACCCGTAAACTCTCCGGCAATTCTCCGCGTTTAACTGCTTCCATCTGCTGCTCAAGCTCGCGCTGTCGTTTGCGCTCGATGCGGCGGCGGGCGAATTCTGCGTTCTTTGCCGGGTCTTGTTTTGGTGCTGTCTCATCGTCCTTCAGGACAATCTCAAAGCCCCCTTCCTGACCTGCATTGTCGTTGGCATTATCGACAACTAAGCTATCAGCAGATGCCGCTGCATAATCGCCGGACAGGGTTAAGTCTTCAGTTGCCTGAATTTCGGTGGTTGGTTCCATGATTAACTCTCTCTTATTGAGGTGTCTCGGCTACACTGCCGGAAGGTTGATTTTGTCTCTGCGATTGCAGGATGTTGGCAATGTCCATTCGCTGCTTGTGCGTCTGTTCATCGCCTTTAAGGAGTAACTCAGCATTTGCGCGAGCGTCTTCGCTGCGGTCCTGCTGGAATGAAGCAACAGTTTTAAGGAACTCCCTAAACTCAGATTGTTTATTGAGGTCCATGTTGTTGAAGATTTCTGCAATTCTGGCAGCGTTAAGCTGGTTCTGCGCTTCGACTTTAGCTGCATCGATTTGCAGGGACAGTGTCTGGTTCTGAGCTTTAGCCAGTTCAGCCTGCCCCTGCAGGAGTACGCCCTGAGCCTGAACCATTGCCGGGTCTTGTTGACCTTGTTTGGCTTGTTGCGCCTCTACTAACCATTGCTGCTCTTCAGGCGTTTCTGGTTTCTTAACGCCCATCTGAATAAGCTGCTTATTGGCATAGTCACGCATCATCTCGACACCTTTACCATCAAGCAGGGTAAAGTACTGAAGCAACAGCAGTTGATATTCTGGCGTTCCCTGTGGCGTCTTGCCGAGCAACTCAAGAATTTCTGCGCGGTTTTGCTGCTTCATGGACTGGAATGATGGCCCAACATCCGTGTAGCATTCATAGCGCCCCCTGATATCGTTCAGTACCTGTCGTTCACCAGTAGCAAGGTCAACAACCTCAGCCATTAGCTGAACCTCTTTTTCGCTGCCATCCTCAAGGGTGATTGTCACGTTGCGAGGGACATCATAGATGTCGTTAACTATCGACTGGTAAATCTCACCGTCACGGCGCATAGCGGTAGCCAGATTATCCTGAAACACGTATGTCTCAAGGTCAGCACGCATGTTTAGCTGGTTAACAGTGTCGTAGGCTACCTGTCCACCGTTTACCGCCTCTGCATCAACACCTAGCGTTGCAACCTCTTTTACTGCACTGGTTGCAGCTTCCAGCATATAGGCATTGGCCTGTGGAACTTCCGGATTTTCGTAATATGCCAGCGGCTGAGTTGGCATTTCTCCGCTGTTTTCATCAGTGCGATTGAGCAGGTAGTACGGGTAATCGTCGTTACCGTCGTACATATGCTCAAAGCCTGCAATCTGCTCAGGCCAGAAGAACGGCTTCTTCTTCGGAGTACGGGCCACGATATCGGCGTTGAAGGACATAATCATGTTGCGCAGACGCTGACCGTCTTTTGTCAGGCGGACGACACCCTCATACACTTCTTTATCTTCAACGAAGCCCCACTCTCCGAATACCGGAACAATGGGGATATGCTCGCCAGCAATGAGCTGCTTGTCTTTCAGTACTGCGGTGCAGGTGATAATCGATTTGTATACCCGGCGACGCTTAATCTGGCGCTCTGCAATTTTGATAAATCCACTATCAGCCAGGTCGTCGATGACGTCTTTAATATCGCGCTTAAAGTAGCTTACCGGCTCACCCGTAACCGGGTCTTGGTAGATATACGCCGTCTCTTTCTTCTCGACCACTTCGTAAAACTCAGCGATCTGAATTGTGTCCTGCGTCAGCCATGGAAACACCCAATCGTTGGGGTTCTGGAATGATGGAATATCATCAGCATCGAGGTCGTATTTTTCTGCGAAATCCTCCCAACCATTCTGGCTCATTGAGTGGATAACTGTGCAGTGACGGGCGTCAGACTTGTCCATCAGTTTGCTGTTGCTGTCCCAGATAACATGGGAGCAGGCACTATGGATAGGCTCTCGACGGATAACCTGATTGTTGCTAGTTGGACTTTGGTCTTCGTAGTCAGTGACCAGACGCCACGCACCCACGCCTGCTTCAATCTGCTCACGAACGGCTATGTTGACAGCAATTTTCGCCGTATTGTGCCGCATGTCGGTGCGATACATGCCCATCAACACATCAGCAGCGTCAGGACTTGCTCCATCCTTTGGACGATACAGAACATCAATAGGGTTCTGACGCATCTCAGAAACGAGCTTGCGCACCACTGGACGTACAACATCGAACTGCCCGCGATACTGCAGGGTTGTGTATTGTGATAGCCAGTCATCCCACTGAGATACGCGGGAGAAGAAGAGATCATTCTTGGCCTCCCTTCTGGCTTCATCGCTGGCTGTCCAGTCCGCATCAAAGCGCGACAGGATGCTCTCCAGCCTGTTTTTATTGTCGGCCATTATCGTCCTCTGCGTACTGGTCTAATCGGTGCGGGGATTTTCTTTTCTTTCGGCTTTCTGATATCGCGCATCATCCTGGCGAAGCGGCGCATCATGTAGCCGTAGCGAGTAGCATCGAGCACATCATCGTTGGTCTTGACAATCTTGCCGTTCTCATCGCGATGATATAGGCGGAACTCTTCAAAAAATGGTTCGCATGTGTTGAATACTTTGAATCTTCCTTCAAGCATCAGGTCACGAAGTTCACTAATGCCTGACTCTACTGAGTTACCGCCATCCGGGAACGTTGCGTGTTCGGGAAGCATAGAGAACCCGGCGTCCGCATATTGGGTTTTAAGTTGCTCACCACCGCCCTTTTCGTGTTGGTGACCGTCATGAGGCCACGCGACAGGTATTTTGTTAGCCCACGACTTAACAGCACCCCATGCCTGAACGGCAGTGTTCTCTGATTTCTTCCATACACGCGCCAGATAGAAAACATCTGCGTCTTTGTCCCACCAAAGCTGAATGTGAGCTTGCGGGTGGTTCCAGCCGAAGTCCTGAGCGTCGATAACATAGAAGTGATCGGGACACTCAAACGGCTGGCACTTAATCGTCTCTTCCGGTATCTGGAATATTCGACCGCTACCCATCGTAGGAATACCGCGAGCACGCGCCTCTCTCTCATGCTCAGGATAGGATGCGATGATTTGCTCTTTCTGCTCGTCGGTGTAGTGCTCAGCGTCATAGATTGTCATGTTGACCACTTTCTGCGACTTACTGGGATTCTTCAGGAACTTGGTAACAACGTCAGACATCCCCATCAGCGGGGTAAACGTCAGAATTGAGAATTGCCCGTATTTGTTTGTACGGGTAAGACCTTCGCCATAGATGCTATATGGCGGCTCTTCGTCAAACCAGACACCGTGAATTGTGTCGCCCTGCCAGCGGGCGCGGCCCTGTGAGTAAGGCTTAAAGTAGCATATTGAGATGCCATCTTCGACGCCTTCTGGCGTGTGGTGCTTAACAAGAAGGTGATCAACAAGATTAGGGAAGAACGGAGACTTCTTCCAGCTAATGATGTCCTCTTTCGGGATTGACCCATAGCCAGGTTCATCATTCTCTTCGACACGCCCGCACAGGATGCGTTGAGTCGTTTTGGTTACAGTCTCGTTTGTTTCACCGCCAATCCAGAAGACAACTGGCTCATAGAAACGCTTACCTTTCCACTCTCCGCCATATTTACCATCAGCCGGATAACCTTTCGTTCCCGGGTATCGCCCGGTAAGGTGAAACGCGACTTCAGCAGCGCCAGTAAATGACTTACCAAGCTGGTTACCAGCCATAAAACATCGCTCTGGATAGTCATGACCTGCGTCGATGAACTCACGCTGTTTGCTGTATGGCGTAAACTCATATAGCAAGTGTGTATTTCGGTAGTTCTCTTCTTCTTCGAGTAGCTCGAGCAATTCGATTTGCTCTTCGTCGCTCAGGTTATCAAGAATCGCGTCCAGTTCCACGGTTGAATAGCTCCTTGATACGAGAGCGGCGCTTATCGCGATCTCCCTTATCAGGTGTCACGTCTTCAACTTGCGACTGCTCTTTGAGGCCCAAATCGCGGGCGATGATGTTAGCGTTGAGAAGATCAGCGGCTGCGCCGGAGAATTTTTGGTCGTAGATGATTTGCTCTGCTCGCGTAACGACCTCAGATAAGTCTTCTCTCACCCTGTATTGTCGCCATGTCTCAAGCGTCACATCGAGGAATAGCGTTAGCCCAGTGATGGTCATCGCCCTCATCTTGGCGATAGGCTCTTGTGTAACTTCTCCTTGATATGAGAAAGCCTTCATCTCCCATAGTGGGTTAGCCTCCACCCACTCGAAGTATTCACAACAAGCAGCCCACAGCGCCTCAGGCGACTCGAATTTCGGGTTACGCCCATGACTACTGCGGGCCTCCCAGAATCGGTTGCCCTTTGGTGCTGCCATAAGTTAACTTCCTGATGTTGTTGCGATAGTCACGTTAGCCGAACCATCAAAGGACGTTGAACCTGTGACAGCGCCGGTTAGTGTGATAGTGCGAGCAGTAGATAACTTATCCGCCGTCTCTGCATTCGTTACTGAACCGCTTGCAGAAGTGTACTTAGCTTCAAATGCTGTCTTGCTCATATAGAGCAGCTCGCCGTACTGGCTCCGGAACAGATATCCGCCAACCTCTGGCTTGAATACGGCTACTGTTTGCGCTGACATGTACTGGTCAGCATACGGGCCGTCGAATTCTGCGTTTGCACTTCCGTCATTAGCGTATTTGATAGCTTTAATCGGAAGAGCAGACACATATACACCGTCAGCATCTTTGTAGAGAGGCCATGATGGCGTGAAATTTGGATTTGCCATGATTATACTCCGGCGGTGAACAGGTCTAACGCTTCTTTTGCCTCACGAATAGCCTTTTCTGCGCGAGCTAATGCCGTTCCTTCACCCTGCGCCAAAACCAGTTGGTCTTTGAACAGTTCGAAGTTCAGCTTACTTCCAGCAACGAATGCGATCGCTTTCTCTGCTGCTGCGGTATCGCTTTGAACTAAACGGAGGATATCGAGGTTCATCTGCTGTAATTCTGTCAATGCTGTAATCTCTGCCATTGTGTTGGCTCCGGTTGTTGGGATAAGCCATTGTCTAGACCACTCATTGAATGGCCTCTGCAATAACCGATGTCTTTCCATCAGTCCGCCACCACAAAGAATCTTTTTTGCCATAAGGCAGGAGGTTCATCTTTCAGTGGCTGCCAGTGTTATTTTCCCCACTTACTGGCTTGGGCTGTTTCGCGGTACTGCCATAACTGGTGGTACACAGATTTAGTTAAATCTGTTCTCGCCTGAACTATCTTTTACATACCCGTATTGTAGGGATGTAAATCACGGTTTCATTATCAAGCCCGCCCGTAGATAGGCTTTGTAATGGAGAGCCGTTGTGAAAGTGGCTCTCGAAGCTATTTCCGTAGCTTAGGCCGCCAGACGGTGCTGTTCTTCGATAAGGGGCTGACGATGATTACGTTCGAACATGCCGCGCAGCACTTCTTTGCGTTGTTCGAAGTCCCACCCCATGCTGATGAATACCGTGTTGGCACGCTGTAGCTCGGTGATGCAGTGAATTTGTTCCGGCGTCAGGTAATCGCGGATCGGCTCTTTCTTCCCGATTTCGTGATGCACGCGGAACTTGGCCGCCGTCATTCCCAGCGCCAGTCGGTTAATCAGGTCAGCTTCGTTGCTGAAGTGATGCGGGGCGATCTGCTTACCCTGAGCCTCTCGCTCATGTTTGATGGCGTCGGTCATGGGTTTGTACTCCAGGCGTGCAGAGTTGCGATCCATTTTCTTTTTCGCCAGCGCGCTACGCATAGTGAAGAATTCAGCTACCAGGCGCTTTTTGAATTCACGCACAACTTCATTGTTTCGCATGTATGTGATCAACAGCGTGGTTTGCTGTTCGTTTAACAGTGCTATTTCCTGCTTCTGCATGCCCCCATCCGTTTGAAAGGGTCGCATTTCAAATTCCACCCTTCCGAACTCTTCGAGGTCGCTTTTGTACTTCCTGATGAGCTGAATCACAGGCTTGTGATCCTTTTTGACGCCAGTAGCGATTACAGCGGAGTTAGTGACCAAGTCGAGCTTCTTGATTTCAACTAATTGCATCGGTAGTTACCTTTAAGTGATGAACCTTGTCACACAGGATTCCGGCCCACAGAAAGGCACCGATCACCAAACCAGCATCCTCAAGGGTCATCCTGAAAGGTTCTGTGTTCAGAAGTCGCGCGTGCGATGCGCGTTTACTGCGGACACAAAAAAGCCCCGCATTACGAGGCATTTTCATGAAAGTCACTTGTCAAATTTCTATGTGATGGAAATTATTTCAGGTATTGCGTCCTGATGTACTCCTGAAGCGTTCTCAGTGCTGTTTGGTCACTGATGATTCCGTCCCGGATACCGAGAACGTTTCGTCCAGCAACTGGAGAGAGTTCGACGGTGGCATCATTGCCCATGCCGGAGGCGCTGGAGGTTTCGGCTGAGGATGGCACAGAACATTTGCCTTTGACGAGCACCCGACCACCATTATCAAGCTTGCGCCGAAGAGCATCATTTTCAGCTTTCGCATCAGCTAACTCCTTCGTGTATTTAGCATCGAGTGCATCAGCATCAAGCTGGCGCTGCTGCATGTCAGTAATGGTGGCGTTCGCCTTCTCCAGTTCACTGGCCTTGTTATCGCGCTGCTCTTTGTAGGCGATGGCGTTATCACGGTAATGATTAACAGCCCACCCCATTGAAACCAGCAGGCAAATAACCACAGCGCAGATGATTGCGGTTAACCGACTCATGACATCAACACCCCAACGGCCAGAATCCACGGCCACGCATCGTTGCCATTGAATGCGAGCAACGCTGCCATGAAAAAGCAAATCATGCTCATTGCTGCCCCCACAAACAGACTTCACGCTCAATCTCACGGCGAGTCATCAGCCCTTTCCATTGCTTACCGCCAGCGTATGTCCAGCGTCGTAGCTGATCACATGCGCCTTTGATATCGCCCTGGTTTATTTTGCGAAGAAGCGTCGATGTTCTGAAATTGCCAGCACCCACGTTGTAGACGAACGAGTAAAGAGCGCCGCGCGTTGTTTCCGGTATATCGACTTTAATGTACGGGTTAATTTGTCTGGCGACCGTGGCAAGGTCTTTATTCAGGAGGGCTTTGCATTCTGCTTCGGTATACGTTTTACCGAGCATGATGTCTTTTCCGGTGTGTCCGTGACATACAGTCCATACACCAACAATATCTTTGTATGGTATGTAGCTGACACCTTCCAGACCATCGTTACCACTCTGACCTGTGATTAACACAGATGCTATAGCAATAGCCCCGCCACTTATCGCCGCTATTACGCTATTTCGTAGTGCCGGTGACATTGCCATTCAATCTGTCCTCACGCTCTTTGCGTTTGTAGTACCAGTTGATGCCAAATGTGCCGACAGTACAAAGAATACCAACGATTACAGCCCAGTCATTCAGGGAGAGAATGCCACCCATCGCAGTCAGTCCTCCGAAGCTGTAACTGAACCATTCTCTGATTTTGTCCATACGGTACATGCTCTACCCCCTTTATTGAGGGGATTTGCTCTATTGAATTAGGAATAAGGTCGATTACTGATAGAACAAATCCAGGCTACTGTGTTTAGTAATCAGATTTGTTCGTGACCGATATGCACGGGCAAAACGGCAGGAGGTTGTTATCGCAACCTCTTGCCACCCGCTTTCGCGAAGGTCATGTGTAGAAGGCCGCAGCATAACTATCACTGATTAGTTCAGGATGGCCAGTGGCTACGGCTCAGTTATGGTGCTGGTTAACGGACTTGAACCGCTACCCATTCGCTTACAAGGCGACTGCTCTACCATTGGAGCTAAACCAGCATGTTTGTCGGGACAGCGTGGACTCGAACCACGATAAGAAGGTTAACAGCCTTCCGTAATGACCTTTATACGACTGACCCAAATAAAAAAAGCCACCATTGCAACTTAAGAGTCACTAACGGCAGCTTACATCTTTAAACGGTATGATATTTCATTCTGGCTGCCTCAAAAGCCGCAGCGGCAAGTTCGGCAGTGTCATGGTATCCAAGGTTAATACACTTTCCAGACGCATTAATTCTTGCTCTCCATTTCCCGTACTTAGCATCCCAAGACACGCCACGGTATCCAGATTTATTATTCTTCTGAATTTTCCTGTTTTGCATATTTTCGGAATGAGTGACAAGACGAAGATTTGATATCCGGTTATCTGTTCTTACCCTGTTGATGTGATCAATAAAACCATCGGGCATGGTGCCATAAACAATCAACCATGCCAGTCTGTGAGCAGGGTATGCTTTACCATTAATCATAATCATTAAATACCCATCAGAATTTATTGATGAGCATTTCTTGAAAGCAAAACGAGAGTTCCATGTCAAAGTGGTCCTCTCTCTCCCCTGCCTCCATCTCCAGTGAAAGTCGCCTGATGATGGATTGTAATCAACAACAGAAAGCACCATTTCTGGCGTTAATTTTATTTCTTTCATCGCTTTACCTTAGGGATAGAGCCTGTTCGCGTAGATATGACAGCCAAGAGCGGAGCGATGTTTCCACCACCATATCTCAGGCCCATATCACTAAGACTCTTGTTTTGATTGCACGCGAATGCAAAAAAGCCCACAGGAGGTGGGCTTGTGATGGTTGCTGAATGCAAAAGCAGCAGCATATGTGAATATTATGGCTAAATGGATAATTACATGTCAAGGCTTTTAACGGCAACATGCTTAACTTTCTCAACACGTTTACGCATTTTGAAAGCATTTTGCATTGGCTGGTACAAAACAAATAACGACGCTTTCAGGATGTCGTCAATTTCATTTCTACAGGTTGCCAGTGAAGGTTTTCTCCATCCCTCGCCACCACGTCCACACATCTTGCGTGGCTTTGCAGTCGCGTGATAGTAGGATGCAATTGCTCGCTTAGAGGAACCATGTGCGTAATAGCTAAGCAGAATGCCAAAGGCCTTTGTGTCGATGCGCATAACGGAATCTACGACCTGAGAAATCAACATTCCGTCATCATCATTGCACATTGGCCTTGTCATCACTCTTGATGGTTCTACCCTCTCCATAAACTGCGCTATAACGCTGCTCATGCGTTTTTCGAGTCTTCCTGAATAAACCCATGCCCCCCATAGCTCAAGCCACCCATTAAGCCAGTCATGCTGCTCTTTAGTGAGGTTCAATTCTCGTATACTCATGCAGCATTGCCTCCCGACGGCTTGTTCAATCCAAGCCGGTTCACCAGTTCACGCTCTCGCTCATGCAGATAATCCATCGCCTTCTGGTGTTGCTCCGTCATCTCTCTGACGCTGCGCAATTCAGCTTCGTCACGTTCACGCTGCTGTTTCGCCTGGTTAATGCTGGTTACGGTCATAGATACCTCTCCCGCCCTGATGAATCATTAAAACGCCGTTAACGATGGCGTGATGCCTGGCTTCTTTGTCGTACAGATAACGCCTGACTGTATTGCGGTGGCACGATAAGCGCCGTGCTACTTCTGTCTGGTTTCCATATGTCTCTATGAGCATGTCTGGAATGGTTTTGATAGTGTGTGTCATGCGGCCTCCCGGATAACCTGCTCATGACTCAGATATTGACCCCAGCAACTGACCAACAATCTCGCTTTCACAGCGGCTTTCTCTTCGTTGCGCCACCTGCAGAACCAGTTAACAGCGCCTTCCATTTCTTGCCTGACCTTGCCGGCATTGTCGAAATGCAGCGGATAGACAACATCATCGAAAATTGCCGCAGTGGTCATTGGGTATTGGATTTTGCTCATGCTGCCTCTCTTCTGCTGTCACGCAGGTCTTTAAGTTTCTGCTGATACTCCGCCTTAATCGCTTTGCATTCTTCGATAGTCCAGCGATGGCGGTTATGGTTTGATTCGATTTCGTCTACTGCTTCTTGCCCGATACGGTTAATCAGTTCGACGCGATACGGAACGAGATTTCCGCTTTTGTGCTGGTTGCACACCACGCATTGCTTGTGAATATTGCGTTCATCAAATCGGAGTTGAGGTGCCGCAGCAGTTGTCCGGTAATGCCCGGCATCCCACTGAGCAGACGTGAGCGTTCCGCACGAAATACATGGTAAGTCGCGGTCTCTTTCTCTGATGAAGGCGTTTACGGCTTGTTGGGCTTGTTTAATCCAGTAACTGCGGGGCTTTAAGGCGAGTTTTCGAATCTTCAGTTTATCTTTCTGTTTTTGCTCCTCTCGTCGTCGTTTCTTCTCTGCTGCTTTTTCTGCTTTTTCGCGCTCTTTGCTTCGTCGTTCGAGTGCTAACTTCGTACCACAATCAACACAACACCACTGTTGGTTCTGAAATTGCGGGAAGAACCATTCCCTGCACTCTTCGTTCTTACAACGCCGCCTTGCCTTCCTCATTCGACATATCTCCATTCGGATCGCGATATACCAGCCATTCGTTAACACATTCTGCACAGGCGTAAATTTCATCAGGTGCCAGTTGCTTGTTACATCCTGCGCACATTGCCCTTGCTATGCTCTCTTGCTCATAACTTCGATTGGGGTCAATCATCGCGTTTTCCTCATGCGGTTCCATTTGGACTGCAACAACCCATAGACATAATCGAATGTCTTTACCTGACTTTCTGTGGGGATTGGCTTGGGTTTATTTCTGGAGCGTTTCGTTGGAAGGTATTTGCAGTTTTCGCAGATTATGTCGGTGATACTTCGTCGCTGTCGTCTCATGCTGCCCTGCCTGTTCGTTGTGACCATTCATACTCACGCCGGGAATCATCACTCCATCGCACGTTACGTTCTGATCCGAACCAGAACATGATTTCGATAAGCTCTGTCATGCTGGCCTTCCTCATTTTGCTGGTACGTACCCCAAGAAGAACAATACCGCCGTCAATACCGGGTACGCTTCTTTGCTCCAGCTTTTTAGTCTTGAGCCACAGCGCGGTGAAGATGTCTTTCCAGTCTTCTGGAGACAGTCGTTGACCATGCCATAGCACCTGACGGGAAACGTCCTGAAGCATCGGCCACATACGGTCGTTCTGCGCTTTGGTTCGCTTAGGTTCTTTGACGTGGACTTCGTGGGGTGACTTGTCGTCGATGGGTAGTGATAGTATTGCGTCTATGGCGTTATTTCTGATTGCTTCGTTGCGAAGCATGTATATTTGCTTCATCGAAATTCTTCTCTTTAATTCCAGCGGCTCTGATAGCTTTCATTACTGCAATTACCGTTTTGTCACGCCCATCCTCATAACCCATCGCATAAGCACCTTCTTCACCATCTTTCCAAAAGTCGTCATTCGATTCTGGCCAGTCGATATCCAGTTCAATAGCTGCTCGCGATGCCTGCCATAAAGTCCACCACTCATTTAAGGAGTGACGAATATCCATGCTTGAAAATGCGAAGTACCTATCACCATTTCTTGCCTCGGTTATCATCTCGAATGGTAATCTCAATTTTTTGGCAACGTATTCCTCAAACTGCTTTCTTGATTCGTCCATATCACTCTCCATCGATGATTTTTTGGGTTACCAATAATATTTGATAGTCGCCATAATTATCGGTAGCAACGCGCAGACAACTGAAAACCGTAAAACAAAACCTACTCCCAATATGCGATATCCATTATTCCAGAGAACAAAACTCATCATCAGAAGGAATCCATGAAAAATCGCGACAAGAAATAAACTACAAATAAATGCATTTACCATCGGTACTTACCACTCGCTCTTAATCCAATAAAAAAGGGTTTGCTTCACTGAACACTCCTTTATTTTTTATGCCTGTAACCCCATTCTTCCAGCAACCTTGCGGCGTACCACCCAAGAAACAAAGGAAAGAACATTACAATGAGATATTCCCCGCCACGGTCAATGTTCGAAATTGACCAGATTACGATGTAACCAGTGCAGGACAGGAATATTACAAACCCCAAAAAGCTACTTCGTCGACTCATGCTCACTCCTTCACTTTGATTCCAGCAGCGCGGATGTTTTCCTCATAAGCATCCATTGCATCACCGAAGCCATTGGAATAATCAACAGTAAACCCTTTGGCTAATGCTTCTCTGCTGTCGATAAACTTTGGCGCGGTTATTTCAATAGCTGCTCGCGATGCCTGCCACGTTTGCCAGTGGCCTTGAATATCGTCCATCACGTATTGACCACCAATATCACCACTGCCAATTTCATGGTGATTTTCAGGGTAACGGATAAGGTCTGAAGATTCGCCTCCACGTCGCAACCAACTTTCTTCAAACTGCTTTCTTGATTCGTCCATCGATACTTACCCTCAGTTCAACTCACAAAACGCCACGCCATTTTTGCTACAGCGACAGGCATAACACCGATAATCACCCAGACAAATGCAGCGCCAAACAACGTATACCATGGGTCTTTACCGTCATTCACAAGACGAATGTAGCTATGCAGAACAATAAAAAACGTCAGAAGAATCCATCCAACGCCAACGCATTTGAATGCGACGAGCATAAACTCAGCCACGATTTACTCTCCCCCAAATAAAAAGGCCTGCGATTACCAGCAGGCCTGTTATTAGCTCAGTGATGTAGATAGTCATTGCCAGCACTCCTCATTGTCACGGTCTCTCCATGTGAGCCATATAAACTCATAGACGAACGGGATAAATGCTTCAAAAAACCGTTTCCACTGCTCATCAGAAAATCCTGTCGCTTTATCAACCATCAGCTCTATTGGATGTTGCCCCTTTGGTGGTCGAGTGACACCTGACAACCTTTCAAATTGCATAATGAGCTCTTCTTCGTCGATACATCTGTTCAAAACAGCAATGAAGCGGGGATTCAAAAGCATTTCAGGTATTATTTGGTTGTTCATTCAGTACTCCGTAACATTCTCCTGCCTCCACACTTCGTCATACTCCGACTTAGGCATGTTAGCTATGTAGTTGTATGGTGATGCACCTTCCATTTGCAGGAACTGGTGAGACTGTTCGTCAAGAAATAACGGCACGCCACCTTCCCACCCCTCCCCGTTCCGCTGCTTCTCAAGCATTAAAACAGATGCGGGCGAAGCAAGAAGTTGCTGGTCTTTCTCGTTAATTTGCTCGCCAGCCTGAACGCGCTGTAACGCTCTCTCGCGAGCTTTATTGCGCCAGATGATAAACAGGTTATCTGTCAGGTCTGTAATCGCTCCTGAGCCTTTTACGTCCATCTTTCCGGTAGGTTTCTCCTCGCTGTCTCCCTTTCTGGAGTGAGTGACGAGAATAATGTGAGAGTTGGTTTTATTCTTGAAGTCGCACAGCGCGTCAACAAACGCCTTTTGCCCGTTGTAATCGTCATCGCCAATACCGCACTTCATGAGGCTGTCGATGATGAATAACTGGATGCCGTATCGCCGTCTGGCGTATGTGAAAATTTCAATCAGGCGTTCAGCCTTGGCTGTACCTGTCAGGCCAAATAACCAGAGCCGGTCATCGTAAAACTTAAATGCTGATTCGATTTCCAGAACTGGCGGCATTTTGCAACATGTAGACTGCCGGGTCAGGCGTTTAAGCAGAATCCCGGGCTTCAGTTCAAGCGATGCGACGCATGTTTTTATCCCCTGTCTCATGGCCTCAAGTGCCATATGCCCGACAACCTCCGTTTTTCCGTGACCGTTCACGCCATTGACAAGCGTTAACTCCGCCTCACGGAACTGGAAGTTGTAAGCCAGCGTTTCCCACGGTGGGTTAAACAGATACTGCTGCTTGCCGTAGAAAGCATTGATGGTGTCCTGATAAAACTCACGGGCGCTGTAAAGCTCTTCGGGGTCGAAATATGACGCTGTACCGATGTACTGCCAGATTTCATCCTCAGCGACGCCGTTCATCAGGCATTCGTTGATATCTTTGTGCGGCAGTGTAACCAGACGGCAGCGATGTTCACCGAGTCGGCTTGCGATTTCCCTTGCAGCTTCACGACCAACATCATCACCGTCCATCGAAATGAATATTTCTTCAAACCTGTCGAGGTTATGGTATTCAAACTCAATCCACTGTTGCTTAGCGCCTTTCCCGCCACCGAAAGGGACAGATAGCGCCGGAATTCCGTATTGCGCATAGCTCATGCAATCAATTTCGCCTTCGCAAAGCACAACCGCCCTCACGCCAGCATCGAGAGCCTGCCATCCGAACAGACAGGGTTCACAGTCACCTTCTGCCATGATGACTTTCTTCCCGTCCGGACGTTCGGTGCTGATTCTCTTGACCTGCAACAACTCACCATCGCGTTTGTACGGAAGCACCAAAGCATCCAGTTCTCGCTCTCCATTCCACACCTTGCCGCTGACAACCTCGTACCGCTTTACGACTTCTGGAGATATGCCACGCGATTGCAGGTACTCAAGATGGGATTCTGTTCTGGTAACGTAACGGGCGATTTTCTTGCGGTCAGGCCTGGAGAATTTCTTCTCACGTCTGGCGTCGAAATGGTGATCATCATCCTTGATACCGAGAAATGCCTTTGCCTCCTGCATAGCCTGATGCAGATTTATTCCCCGACAGGCCATCCACAAATCAAGCATGTCACCGCCGTCGCCCTCAGCGAAATCAGCCCATTTTTTCTTACCGCTAAGGTTAACCTTCAGACTGTTCCCCTTGTCACCGTTGACGTTGCCGGCAACCCACTCATGCCCCTCTTTCTTGCCGTTTGGCAACAGGTGCGGAGCCACCCTGTCAACCTGCGCCCATAGCAGGTCGCTCAGTTCACTTGGAGTCATTACGCTGACCTCAGATCGAGACGGTTAAACCAGAACTCAACGAATGCAGAACTAAGCCAGCCATGGTTATAGCCAGCGATAAGTAACGATTTGATTCTGGATTTCATGATTCACCTGTCGAAAAACACGTAGCCAGTTTTCGATACGGTGATTGCGGATGATGGTTTGGATTGTGGTTGAATTGTTTCTGGCTTTTCGTCGTTCCAGCGCTGACCGTTCAGGTAGCTTGATGGTAACAACCTGTCGAATCCGAACTGCTTACCATTCCTGCATGCGATGTCTTCTGCCAGCATCGTGGCAAACTCGCTTGCCGTACCCCTGGTAGTTTTACGCCATTCCCTGAACTGTGTTCTGAATGCCGAAGCTGCGTTTTTCTTCCCGGCTTTTCGCATACCGGCACACCAGAATATTTCCTCGAATGCCTTATCGGTTTCTTCGTGACGGTCAGATGATTTTTCACACTCCGTCCGAACGCTTTCGGACATAGTGTTTTTATCTTGTATTTCTTTCTTTTGAATAGTGTCTTTTGTGTCCCCCTGTTTTGAGGGATAACACTCCCTCAAATTGAGGGATGTTTTATCCCCTGTTTTGAGGGATACTCCCTCATTTTGAGGGATGCGCCATTCTGAGATGTTTTTATTTGGTCCAAACATGCCGCCTTGCTGCTTGATAATATTCATTCTGACGAGTTCTAACTTGGCCTCATTGCACCGTTTGACGGGTAACTTTGTAATCTCGCTAAGTTGAGAATCGGTGATTCTGTCCATTGGTTTATTCCACCCATAGGTTTTACGCAGAATGGCAAGCAGCACTTTAAAATGTCGCTTGGTCAGATCTGCGCCTGAATAAGCCTCAAGCAGCATATTTGATAGTCTGGCGTAACCATCATCGAGATCTGCCACATTACGCTCCACGACCGGCTCTGACGGCCTGTAGTCTGCTAACTTAACGACGCCCATGTTTCACTCCTGCTTTGGCTAGTCTGTAAACACCAACAAGGCGCTCTGCGAACGCCCTGTTATTTGCTGCGGCTACCACTAATCCCTCAGGTGAATCAGGGTGTCGAATCTCTTCTTTTTCCTGGTATTTCTTACGACGTTTTGGCATAATTACTCCTGTGGATTGATCCAGTAATTCCGTCAGAATTGCATATCGATTTGCTCAGAACGCCCGGTCTTGCACGCCGGGCGTTTTTTATTTCCCGGCATAACAGCTTCCACTGCCTGTCTTGCCACTTCCCTGATTAAGCTCGTCTCCCATACCTTCTCCAGAAGAACGAAGGTCACCGCCATATCCTGAATGTTCAGGCGGCTTACTTTTGAATCAGACCATCCCGCCATCTTTGCGAAATTTGTCTGCCCCATTGATACGAGTCGGGCGCGAAGCTCTGTTTCCACTTCGCGTATCTTTTTGCTGTGATTTGTGAGTTCCATTACTTAGTATTTCCTGTAGTTAATAGTGAGTTGTGGCTATGCGCATGAACGCATAAACCTGTGGTTGATTGGTTATCTGGAGTTCGCTTTTCAGCGACGTAGGACGATTGTCCGTTGTGAGTGGTGTTACTTACGCGGCCTGATTCGGATGAGGAAACAAGTGTGGTAGGTCAGGGCGTATCTCATATGCCTTGATCTGCCCACCAGTGGCGTTAACAATGGCGGATACCTTCTCAGGAGATACCATCCCACCTTTAAGCCATTTATGAACTGCTGGCTGCGTTACACCACATTCATCGGCTAACCGCTTTTGGCTTCCGACGATATTTAAGGCTCGCTGAATAACTAAATTCATAAATTTTCCTCTTGTGGTTATTAGATGAACCTAAAGATAACTCAAGTTATGAAGATTGTCCATAAGCATTGTTATTTTACTTTTGATAACCACGGTTATAGATTATGCATATGAAAACTTTTGCTGACAGACTTAACGCCGCCATGTCTGCATCTGGGCTATCGCAAGCTCAGTTGGCAGAAAAGGTAGGAATATCGCAACCAGCTATCCAAAAAATGTCCTCAGGCAAAACCAATGGGACAAGAAAGATGGTTGAGTTAGCTAATGCCTTAAAAGTACGCCCTGAATGGTTAAGCTCAGGGGTTGGTGATATGAGATATCCAGAAGGACCAGAACCATCAAATATCCGAGAATCTTCCCTTAAGGCTACTATTTGGGAGGATATGAACAGGGACTCTGAGGAGTTTGTTGAAATCCCTTTATTAAATGTTTCTCTTTCTGCCGGGAATGGGAGTTGCGAGTTGGAAGAGTCTTCAGATTTTGCTTTGGTATTCCGTCGATATTACCTCAAAAAAATGGGCGTTCCAGAGAGCGCTGCAAAATTAGTTCGGGTAAGCGGTCAAAGCATGGAGCCAACTTTAAACGATGGAGATGTTGTTGGGGTAAACACGCAGGACACAACCATACGCGATGGCAAGACCTACGCAATTTGTCAATCTGATCTGCTGCGAGTAAAGACACTGATAGCTACTCCAACATCAGTAATAATCAGATCGATAAATCGCGAGGAATACCCTGATGAAGTGCTGGAGAGAGAAGACTTCCACAAAAACGTAAGAGTCATTGGAAGAGTGTTCTGGTCATCTCATAGCTGGTAGCCAGTGGCCTGATGAGATATTCGGGTGATGTAGAAAGACGAAATCATTAGCGCTTGCCCGCCACACTTTAACAAGGAAAATCAAATGGTTAATCAGATAAGGTCCATATCACCCCGCCAAGGAAACCTCCAGTTATTTCCTGTAAAAGAGGTTGAAGTTGAAGGCGTGGCAATGGGAGTTCTTAACGATGGAACGCCATATCTTACCGGCCGAGGACTGGCTGAAATGTGTGGCGTGCATCATAGTGTAATTCAGGATATTTCTTCTGATTGGGCTAGCGAACGCCTTAAACCTCGTGGAAAAAAAATCGACACTGTTCTCCTTGATCAGGGTATAGATGTTGACTCACTTTACATACCATCTTCAGAAACTAAGCGGGACCATTATCCATACCCTGATTATGTTTGCATGGCAATTCTTGAGTATTATGCGTTTGATGCAAGCCAAGCAAACAACGCCACAGCTCTTAGAAACTATCGTCTTTTAGCAAGGCAAACACTTCGTGAGTTTATTTTTAGAAGTGTTGGTATCGATCCAAGAAATCCAGTAAGCGGCGCCTGGAAGTGCTTCCAAGAGCGCATTATCCTTAATGATAAAATCCCAGCCGGGTTCTTCAGTGTATTCCGAGAGATGGTGGATATCACTGTGCCTTTGATTAATGCTGGATTTGAATTGGGCCCTAAAACTGTTCCAGATATTAGCGTTGGAACTCGATGGGCAAACCACTGGAAGCGCAACAATCTGAGCGAAAAATATGGGGAAATACAGAAACATCCTCATGTCTATCCGGACTGGTTTCCGCAGAGTAAAGCCGGGAAAGTGCCAGCGAATATATATCCCGAAGAAGCTTTAGGTGAATTTCGCAGATGGCTTAGGGAAGACTATGTCCCAAAAGGTTTTAAGGATTATCTTGCTGATAAGGTCCAACAAAAAGTCATAGAAAACGCCAAAGCCATTGAGGTTTTGGAAAACCTACAAAGACCTGAGTTACCTAACAAGAAGAATTGATCAACGCCCGGCCATCGCGCCGGGTTTACTTTTTCCTACTCTTTCGGCAGCGTCAGAACATCAATAGCCAGTTCTACAGCCAAGTCCACATCCTCTTCCTGCCACAGTACCTGAATCATTTCTATCAAAGCTTCACGCGAAGGTTCGCGCTGCTCTACCAGTACCTGCATCAGCGCAGTACCGAGAACCTCAACCACCTGCGGGTGAGGCTCCGCAAAGAACTCTTCCTCACTTTTCACACAGATTCCTCGCTCGTTTTTTGTTCAGAACAGTATGGCATAGAGGATTATTAAAAATAAATTCCTTTTGTTATCTTATATTTATAACAAATATCACATAAATATAAATTAAGTTATTGACCAACTCAATAACCTAAGTTATCTTTATCACATCAACAGGACGCACTACTCACCAGGACGGTGAACATACAACGATTCAGTGATGAATCTACGCGGCTGAAAAGCCGGAACGACCAAAGTGAGCTTTGGGAAAGCGTGTCGTGGAGCTTAGGCCTAGTAATAAATCGGGCCGGACTGAGAAGCGACTTGAAATCCGGGAATTGAAACAGGTCCCGGCGCTTTCACCAAAGTTCATCAGGAGGTCACTATGACACGCAGAACAGTTTTCAATGGTTCAGCAGCAGGTCGTCGCCGCGAACGTCGCGCTGCGCTTCAGAATGAGACTACAGCCAGTTCAGAAGTATTACACCGCCCCACCCTTAGCCGTGCGCAGATTCAGGCCAAAGGAAAACACGAAACGCCAAAACGTATTGAAGACGCAAAATCACTTCAGTTCATGGCGAAAGATGCATTCTGGCAACTGGAAGAATACAGCCGCAATCTGGAACGGGCAGCCATTGTGTACGCAAATGAGTTTGGTCATAAGCCACCAGAAACCGGCGTATGTCTTCCAGACGTAGCACTTTACGCGGCTGGTCATCGTAGCAACAAGCCGCTTACAGCAAGATGATTACCAGCGGGAAAGCGGAGGAACGTGAATATCAGGCAATGGAGGAACCTTATTCATTCGATATTCATTTTTGCATCTGGGGCATTGATGAACAAAGAACCCCATAGATTTAATTGTTTCAATACTTGGTTGAAGTATAGATATCTTGTACTCGCTGAAGCAATGTGTGCAAAGATAATGATGTGGAACTACCGAATTAGCCGTTTTCTTAGAGCGATACACGGTAGATCCTCCTTCAGTTGTATAAATATCATAATTTTCAGCCTGTACAGAAAACATCTCAATTTTGTTATTTTCTTCGCGAAGCTTCACTGTGACATCACGCTCCGCTTGATAAAGTCCCGCGAGCTCTGCATTGGTAATCTGTAGCTCAGTTATCTTTTCAGAAAGCTCTCCAGCAGCCTTATTTATAACTGCTTGATCACGAGTATTAGTGATTAACTTTATCAATTCATAAGCCTGTTTCGCAGCCGCGATTCCAGAAAAAACATCCATTTCAAACACTCTCTTACTGTAGGGGTAAAGAATATTTTACTAGCTTTCTCGCTGTAGGGGTACGCGAGAACCACCGAGCCTGACGTGGTTAAAAGACAGGCACAATCCAGAATTTTCTACAGCAATGCTCACGTCTAATCAGGTCGCAATGCGGCCTTTTTTATTGCCAAAATTTAAGGAATAACAACATGACCAAAGAAATTGTGACATTCAAGGGATTTAACAAAGACCTTAAGTGCCGTGACTTTCAGTTTGAAATTGGCAAGACCTTCCATCACGAGGGAAAAGTAGAGGCTTGCGGTTCTGGATTTCACGCCTGTGAATGTCCTTTCGATGTTTTCAGTTATTACCCTCCTGCAGAAAGTCGCTATGCGGAAACAATATCTTTTGGTGTTATAGACCGTGAAGAAATAGGTGACACTAAAATAGCTAGTGCCAGTATCACGATTAAGGCTGAGTTAACGCTTCCACAGTTCATTCAGCGTGGTATTGAGTGGATTTGGAGCAAGATAGATAAATCGCTGGAACAGCAGATCATGACTGGCGACTGGTCAGCAGCAACCAACACTGGCGACTGGTCAGCAGCAACCAACACTGGCAACCGGTCAGCAGCAACCAACACTGGCGACTGGTCAGCAGCAACCAACACCGGTGACCGATCAACAGCAACGAACACTCGCGACCTGTCAGCAACAACTAACACCTCACACGAGTCAACAAAAACTCACCCACCTGACTCGGCAGCAGCAACCCAC